AAAAGGATTTGTATTTCTTACATCTCCTCAGGTAACAAGAGGCTCGGAATCGTAAAGAAAGTGAGGAAATGAAAAATGGCAAAGTGGGAAAATAATATTCTTGGCTTTATACCGAAAGAAGACTGGCTGGACATTCCGTTTAATCCGGCAAGACCCAACGATCCTGTTGATGCGCTTTTCGGTGATGAAAAAACCGACAACATTGTAGCTAAATGGCAGAGCATTGCATCACAGTATCAGATTCCAGTAATGGCTCAGTTCCATAGCTTTGACGTGGAATCGCAGACCACTGTCAGAGTGCCTATCGATACACACAATATCGAAAAGGGACTGATCAAAGTTAAAATAAATCAGAGTGAAAGAATGAGGGCACTGCTCAGAGCAGGCGTGCAGCAGGATCAGCTGTATGATTATGTGGTTAATGACGGAATTAACCTTGCAGAACAGGTCATCACTCGCTCAAAAGTTGCAAAGAATGAACTTATGGCAACGGGTAAGGTTACAATCAAAGAAAACAACCTCGACCTTACTGTTGACTATGGAGTTCCTGCCGATCAGACCGCATTTACCCTTGATCTTGCAACAACTGCTGACATTGATGCGCAGCTCGAAACAATTTTTGACAAAGCTGACGAAAGAGGCGTTGTCATTACAGGCATGATGACTTCCAAAAGAAATCTCACCAAGATGCGCAAGAATGCAGGACTCCAGACAAACATCAACGGCAATGTTGGTGCCGGCGCACTTGTCCGTTACAGCGCACTTCAGGCATATCTTGAGGAGGAGTATGGCATCAGCGAAATCATCGTTAATGATATGGCTTATGCATATGCAAGAGGTCTTGATTCTGATGGTAAAATTGTTCAGAGCACAGAAAGGTATTACCCCGAAGATAAGGTTACATTCTTTGCGAGAACAAACGGCGGAAGGCTTGGAACTGGTCTTTGGGGTGATGCTCCCGAGACAGACCTTGCAAGACTTCTTGATGTTAAAGGCTCGACAGAATCGCCTTATGTTGCGATTACTCAGTGGGCTGAAAAAGACCCTGCTGTTCTTTGGACTAAGGCATCAGCACTCTTTATGCCTGTTCTTTACAGTCCGAATTCTCTGCTGATCGCAACTGTTGAGGATAGCAACGAAAACGAAGGAGCATAAATATGAGTTATCGAGTAATTCAGCGCTTTGTTGATTTGCAAGACAATAATCATAGATACGAGGTGGGGGACAAGTTCCCTCGCCTCAATGCTAATGTAAGTAAAAAAAGAATACAGGAACTATCTTCTGCAGAAAATCGCAGAAAAATCCCTTTGATTGAAGAAATCAGAGAAGAAAAATCTGTTATTGCAGATGATAGTTTTGATAAAGATAATGAACTGCCGGATAATGATTTTACAAGTGTGAATTCCGAAACCGAAATTAAATCCAAAAAGAAATCAAAAGGCAAAAAGAAAGAGGCATAGGATGCAACTACTGCTTGAAGAGATCTGTCAAAATTTGAGAAACTGGTTCTGCCGATATGAAGATGGCGATGTTATTTCAGGCACATTCAACATTGCCGAAGGTGTTATTACGCCCATTGGAAAGACAAAACTGCCAACTATCGAGGATGGCACTTATTTTCGTATTGTAGGAAGTTTTAAAAACAATGGAGTGTACATCAAAGGAACCGACATTCCAGTTGACGAGAAATTTAATGGACAGATCTGGCTTTTGCATTTTCCGGCGGCATTTCTTGCATTGGTTTCTGAAATTGCTGAGTGGCAAGAAAAAAATGGTGCAATTGACAGCCCTAACATGTCACCCTTTACATCAGAAAGTTTCGGTGGTTATTCGTATTCAAAAGGAAGTGGGGCCGATTCTGGCGGAGGTACTGCGGTATCCTGGCAGAACCAGTTTGCATCAAGACTTAATGCGTGGAGGAAAATATGAGTCTACTTGACGAGGCAATGGAGGATTTTACCATTATCGACAAAACCACAGCGCCGGACGGATATGGCGGAACGATAACCGTGTGGAAAGACGGAGCAACCATTAAAGCAACGGCGGTCCTGAATACCACAGGGGAAGCAGTGATCGCCGCCGCAATGGGCGCAACCTCTAATTATACCATTACGACACGGAAAAACACAAATTTGCAGTACCATGATGTTCTGAGGCGCGAACGCGATAAGAAGATATTCAGAATCACATCCGACGGAGACGACAACGCAACCCCAGCAAGCGCAAGCTTGAACATGCGCAACACAACAGCCGAAGAATGGAGCCTGCCAAATGGACAAAGCACAAGCACTATATAACTTTTGGGCGGGTTTTTCACTTCCGGCATACGATGAATCGGTCGTGCCGGAGGATGCACCATTTCCAAGAGTAACATATGAAACAAATACCGACAGTTTCGGCACTGAAATCGCGCTGACAGCATCGTTATGGTATAAAAGTACCTCGTGGGCAGAAATAACGAGAAAGGCCGCAGAAATATCGCACTACATAGGAATGGGCGGCAAAATAATCAACATTGACGGCGGCGCACTTTGGATTAAAAGAGCCTCGCCTTTTGCCCAAAGATTCGCAGACGAAAACGACAGCATCCGAAGGATTGTGCTGAATATTTCGGCGGAATTTTTCGCCGAGGACTAACAGGAGGACAGAAAAATGAAATACACAAAGATTCCGGCAAATACATTTAAGCAGATACAGCTAAACGCTGGTGTGCTTGTTGACGATTTTG